GTTCAGTTCCGGCACTGTTGCCTCCTTTGTCGTTGACGGGGTCAGTATCAAAGACCAGCCCCAGTCTGCTGTTTTCATCAATTTCAGCCTTGCGGCGACGTTTGACCTCATCCGGATTGCGCCCACCAGCACGCACCCAGTCAGATTCTGTCGCTGCACCACCCCGGATCTGAATTCTCCAGGCTTCAGCTTCCTTAACCGGGTCGATCCACGGCATCACCGGACCGGAATACGTCGCGTTATATAGCGTTTTCATCTCCACATCCGCCGGAATTTTCAGCAGACCTGCCGCAACCACCATATTCAGCCATGTCCGGTACACCGGGCGGGTTACCGCGCCAATAAAACAGTCCTGCAGGATCAGGTAACCATCCGTGGACTCGACCAGCTCCTGCCGCTGGGCGCTGTAGGTGCCGTTATAGTTACGCGCCGCACTGGAAAAACTCAGACGACTGCCTGCTGCCACTGCACGCAACTGGCCGTTGCGGAAAGTTTCAAGGTTGGGATTGGGACGGTCAGATTTGACCATGCCGATATCCTCGCCCTTGCGCAAATCGTCATAAATAATACCCGGGGTGATATGGACTTCCCGCTCGGTCTCTTTGCTCCCCGGATCTTCATAGTCCTGTCCGTCACCTTTACGGATATACAGTCCCAGCGCCGCAGCAATACGCGCCGCTGTCAGTTCCGCATCCTCATACTCCTTAAGGGCACTGATCCGCATCAGCACCCCCGATAACATGGATGAGCCTCGCGTCTGATGCAGACGACGAGTGAACTTCAGGTGGATCATTTTTTCCGGCAGCGATTTCTTTCGTATCACTCTGCCGGCCGCTGACCGGATAATTTTTATAAACCAGATATTTTTTCGGTCTTCCCCACTCATCAAGAAAAACCCCCCTGATTCAGTCCGGCGGATTCATCAGTGCGCATGGGAACAAAATCCGGCTCCATCGCCTCAAGCCAGAATGGCACTCCCGCCGTCCGTTCCAGACCGTTTCCCGCACCACTGACCATCTGCGCAAACACTTCACCATCCCGCAGCCAGGTCCGCAGCAGTAAACGTTCAAGCACAGGACGGGTATACTGCCCTGTCACATCCGGACTCACGGACCATTCAGCCCACAAACGGCGGATATCCGCAGCCAGCTCAGCCGCCATTTCCCCGTTTTTTCGTAATGGCTGAGGCTCCACAATAATTCCCCTGGCACCAATCACCCGCTCTTCCAGCTTGTCAAACACACCAATCACCAGGTCATGATTGATATCCAGAAAACGGGCCTGCTCCCGCAGGGAAACCGCACCGTATTTACTGAGCTGATCAGCAGAGCGATTTTCCCGCCGGGCTTTATGTGTCCGGGTCGGTTTCACCGCCTCATAGGCCATGATTAACGCCCTTGAACGCAGTCTGGCTGCTTTCCACCCGGGGGAAAACACGCCGATCACATCATCAATAATTGCCATTAAAACCTCGCCAGTTTAAATCCCGGTTTTCCCCGCCTGCGGCTCACCATCGCGGCAAGCCTGCGTTCCCACTCCTGACGTCCGGCGCGGATCTGAGAAAGGCTTTCCAGCGTCAGTTGCTGCCCGTTGAAGATGACAGACTTTCCCTCCAGTACGGCCATTTCCGCTTCACGGTACCGCTGTATCATTTCTCTGGACTTCTTCTGTGCTCACAACCAGCCTCCTGATGTTATCCATGGATTATCTTCCGCACGCTCCGTCCACAGTTTTTTCTTCCGGCGACGGCGTTTTTCTGCCCCGGCCGTCAGTTCCGGGGATACCGTTTCACCAGAACGCTCCTGCGGGAAGACGAGCCACGTTTCCCGCTGTGCCCAGTCCGGTGCGGAGGGCCAGCGGATCTTTTCGTAACCATGCAGAACGGCAAGCGCATCCGCATAAACCAGCAGGTCAAACGCTTCGTTAGCGCCCCTGCCCGGTTTTCGCCATTTTCCGTCACTGCCGCGCTCTTCATAGGTCAGCTCATCGTAAAACCACCGCCCCAGCCAGTCGGGAAAGTGGATATAGTTCGGCCCTGGTGTGTCACGCCACAGGGCATTATTTACACGATCCTTAAACGCATCCGTCTGAACCAGCCACAGCGCGACATCGCCACTGGCTCTGGCACGGCGGGCACTTCTGCCGGTATTATCCGGGAAGGTTCGGTTAATCAGCCTGTCACGGCGAAGTCCATCCCCCTTGAACAGAAACACCCTGTTGCCCAGTCCGTCACTCCGGCAACGACGCCAGAAACGATAGGCGTTATCTGTCACCCCGGCTTCCCCTCCCGTATCCACCGCCATGGCCATCAGACGCATGCGCACATCCGGATCAGAAGCCAGCGGCCATGTTTTATGGAACACATCCGTCAGCAACAAATCCCAGTCCTCCGGATATGCCGCCGGATCAACCGGCAGACTTTCACCGTTGGGACTGCAGCGCAGTGAATGCCGGATGTTGTAGCGATCAACAATCCAGCGTTCCCCCTGCTCTCCGTATCCGGTGATCTGCACAACAAAACGGCGATTTTACCGCCCTGTACGTCAACCGTTGCCTCAATAAAACGCACACCATCCGGCACAGATCGCCGGGGAAACGGCTCGGCACGCTGTTCAAGCAAGTTCACTTTTTAACGCTGTTCCGTGGCTGAACGGGGCAGATAGGGTCGTCCGATATCGGTGTTCACCACCGCTTTCAGGGTCTCTTCACTGCCGGTTCGCTCATACTCTTCTTCTGCCGCCAGCAGTTTAAAAATCAGTTGTTCCCAGGTCTGAAACGCCGCAGCTGGCCCCTCCATCCAAAATGACGCAATCCGGGAGTTTCGTGGCGTTCCGGTGATACTGCCGTCCGCCGCCGCCCGTTCACCTTCACGAAGCCAGATCCCCTGGTTATTCAGTTCGCGTTTCTGCTCAGGGGCGATCAGCCCGCGACAATGCGGACACATCAGACGGGCAGCCTGACCGGCAGCCACAAAATCCGGGTTATTCCGGTATCCGGTCATGTTATCCATCACCGGCTGAAAATATTCCCCGCAGTGCGGACACGGCCAGTACCACCGGCGGCGGTCTCCCCGGTTATACAGTGACAGGATCCCCGTTGTTGGCGGTGCCTCATGTGCGCCACCACAACGCCATTTGGTATCGGTGATATCCCGCCCCGGTGAACTCTCGACCAGGGTCATCCCCGAGGACATAAAGGTGGTGGTACGCTTTGAGGCCAGCGTGAAGGCATCCCCTTCCCCGTCCACGTTTTCAGGGAAACGGTCATAATCCGTCAGCGCCACACGACGGTAATCCGAAGAGGAAAAGACGGTGATCGACGGCCAGCCAATCTTCAGGAAGGAGCCGTCAAGAAACATTTTATCGTGGACGTTGTTGTCATTACGGGAAGGACTGAGGCGCTTGCTGACCTCCGGACTGTGGCGAAACGTCCTGGAAAGACGCGTTCTGGAATGCTCACGCGCCTTCGTCTCAGTCATCTGCACCACCAGCATATCCGCCGGATCACAGATGATGCCGTACACAATCCAGCCATCAATCAGCCCTTCGGTTTTCCCGGTTCGCGCAGGTCCCACAAACACCACCGCGTCATATTCACGGGCTGATAATGTATTAATGGGGTCAATCATATAGGGCGTCAGCGATGACTCCCACGGACCGGAAGTATTGGCTCCCCGTGGAACCCGCATATAACGCCTGATGGCTTCCGCTACTGGTAACCGGCTGGGTGGGCGAAACAGCGAGGCCACTTCGCGCCAGATATCGGATGCGCGGCTATGGCTCTCGTTCACCTGATTCACATATCGGCCTCATCACAACAGTCAATGACTGCCTTTTCCAGTGTGTCGCGGATCTCATCAACCACAATCTGTACTTCATTCAGTTGTGATGCAGTCCACCCCCTGTCCCTCTCCAGCCGGTCAGGCCAGGTTTCCAGTACCTGAACTATCGCTTTCACCACGACAGAAAAGGACCGCCTGACATCACTGACTGGCACAAGCTGAACAGTTTCATGCTGAAATTTAAGACGCTCGCGCTCGGACTGATACCATGCCTTACGAGCGTGAGGATCCATATCCTCATCTTCGGAAGATGGTGGTTTTTCCAGCAACGAAGTTATCAAATCCGTCAGGAGATACAGTTTTTTCTTTTCATTACTGCCTGGTGCAAGAGGAACATCCGCCATTCTGGCGGCAACAGTCTGCCGGTGCAGACCTGAAAGGGCTGCCAGTTGATTAATATTTAACTTCATATTTTTCAGCTCGCCGTCCATTTACATCCCTCCACATAAACCGCAGAACAGAAGTGACTCTGTTTTTTTGTAAAGAAATGCCGCCATATAAAGATGTCGAACAAAAAACAACCACAATCATCATCTTTTTAATACTAACAGCATTAAAAACAACAAGTTACCATCATGATGATGATGACGATAAAATCACAAAAATGCGCCTTTTTCCGCGCCCGCCCGCCCCGTGTTCAGGCCCACCCCACCAGGAGGACCCGCAAAATGATAATGGTTATCATTTGCAACAAAATCCAGTTTCTTCCACCATCGCACCGGACTGGCGACTATGAGGGGACAACACCGCGCTCCGTTAACGCGGTAAACCCCGGTGTGTATCGTTTTTGATTATCCCCGCACACTCTCGCAGAGGAGTCTCCCTGTCTGGCTGCGGTCTCTGTTAATGCAGGAATACGGCGACGATACGGCGCATCAGCAAAACTTAGTTCAGGCACTGAGTGCGGATATAGTCCTGTGCCCCTTCCAGCTGCTTCTGCATTGTCATCAACCGTTCTCTGAGGATGAAATAATCCCGTTCAGCGGTGTCTGCCAGTCGGGGGCCGGTTGCATTATCCACGCCGGAGGTGCCGGTGGCTTCACGCACGGTACCGGAGCAGGTGGCGTTGATCCGCAGGCGCCTACGACCAGCCGGCAACATCAGCACGCAGAGTTTCATTTTCAGCTCTCGCATCGGCTAACTCCCTCGAGTATTTTGCATCGAGCGCAGCAACATCGCGCTGGCGCACCTGCATATCAGTAATGGTTGCGTTCGCCTGCTCCAGCTCTCTGGCTTTTTTATCGCGCTGCGCTTTGTAGGTGAGCGCGTTATCACGGTAATGATTCAGCCCCAGACAAAGCGCACCACAGCCACCACCAGGACAATAATGACCACACACAGAACGCGGTTCATTTCACCACCAGCGTATCTGACCGATGAAATAACCGGAGGCCATAATCACAAACACCAGCCAGATAAGGATGAACTTCCAGGTGGATAATTTTTCAGCCATCACTCGAATCTCCCGAATCAGTTTGCTAAAATCAAACACACTTTCTCCTTTGACTTTTCCGAAGTCAGGAAACACAAAACCCCGCTTGCTGCCAACAAACGGGGTTTTTACTTTTATTCACTTAGGTTTTGCCAGTTCGCAGGATTTCGTGTTATCCGTCCGCGTTGGCCAACGTCATTTTTCAGCAAAATATTCGGCTTATCTGTCGATTCCCCAGCACGCCAGCGCGCTCTCCTGGTCACGACGGGATACCTGACCATAACAGTTATTTGAGCGGGATACGGCAGTCTCTGCCACCGTCCTTAATCCACCAGCGAATCGCTTCACACGCTCCTCTGCGATCGCCTGCATTAATTCGTTTATAAAACGTCGACGGGAAACACTTACCGGGGCCAATGTTGTAAGGACAGAATGACGCAATACCCGCTTTCTGGGGTTCAGTCAGTGGCACTTTGATGTTTTTCTCCACCCATGCCAGCGCCTTATCACGCTCAATGGCGTTAACCTGGTCGCATTTTTTCTTCGACAACTTCATGCCCGGGACGACAGGTTTGCCATCCACCCTGGTGGCACCACGACAAATGGTCCAGATACCCGCACCATCACGGTATGCCGTGGTGTGGTTACCTTCTTTTTCATCCAGAAACTGGTCGAGAATATCAGGCGCAGGCGCCCCTGCGGCAATCAGCGCCAGAACGGCAGCCGACAGGCCGTATTTGATTTTGGTGTTCATGGATATTTATCAGGATTTATCGGTTCCGAATCCCTGGATATGTTAAGCCTTCACCCCACCAGTGGTGGGCACTGGCGGGTTCTTAATTTCCCCGGATGATCGTGGATTACATTCCACCAGGAGATTACTTATGCTTATCTATCCAGCGGCAGACCTCCGTTTACAGGGACGCAGAGCACAACCATGGGATAAAACAACCACTCATAAATATCGTCCCGGTCAATATTATGACTTTCGTAAACACCCGGAACTGATCGAGACACACCTTGAGGATTTTGTTGAATATTCAGACAGACAAGCGATTCAGACCTTTTTTTCTTTTGTTAAGTGGATCAACAGCAATTCATCTGCATTCGAGAGCACGGACTGCATGTTTTCAGGAACACCAAAGGTTGATGAATACGCCCCGGTATTTGGTTGCACCCATGCGTCATCTGGCCGCTTCGAATTTTTGTTTCGCGATACGAAAATAAACCAAAATGAGCGAGCTGTCGGATGGGTACTTAACAAACTATCGCTCTACCTTCAGAAAGAACGGCCCGATTTTTGTAAAGGAACCTTTGGCATCGTTCCCCTCATGACGGAATATACCGACTCCGGCGGTAACGAGTTCACCGGTTATCGTATTTGTGTCTATTTCGATGCTTACGGGAATGGAACAGAGGATACCTGGACTTCTCTCAACATCATGTTTGATGGCCTCATGAAAGCCACCAAAAGAATGAGCAATGAAACAATCACTGGCGAGATGCGTCCCCTTTAAAAAATTATCCAGAATCTCACTATTTGCAGAGCGCTCTCTGTTTTTTTGAATACGGAAACACTCTGCGAGATTTCTGCTCATCACTTTCCGGCAATAATCGTAAAACGCCGCGAACTGCTCATCACGGCGTTTTTTTTCACCTTCGGAAGGGATCTGCACCGACAGTTTTTTATTCAGTTCAACGACGCTGTTCTCCAGTTTTTCAATGCGTGATTCGATATCATCTTTTTCTGACTGTATCGTGTTATATGCATTGTTAATTTGTATGGTATACCGCTCTTCTGAACAGAGGCGCTTTTCCGGCAACGGTTCGTTCCCTTCACATAACCCGGCAGCAATATCCATGAAAAACTGCTTCGCCTTCTTTTTCGCCTCAGCTTCGTAAAACTCCAGCGGGGCACCTTCAACACGATCAAGATCAATCACCACATCTGGCAACAACAGTGACGGATACCCACCAATTTCCAGCGCCACAGTAACAGTAATCTTATCCGGGTAAATATTTATCCCTTTAACAACCAGTTCGTATTGTTTATTCATCGTCTACTCTCCGCGCGCCGCCTTACGACGGTCCTCTCTGATTTTGAAATACAGGTTAGTAAGATACGTCAGCAGGCCAAACAGCAGACTCCCCAGCACACCTATCGCCACCCACTGGGACGGAGAGACTTTGTCCAGCAGCTGCAGTAACCAGTATCCCGTCCCCACCGCTGACGTGGTGTATGACACACCTGTTGTGATTTTTTCCATCTGGTACATACCCCGTCTCCCGCAATCCGGAAGCTCACAACAATAAAAAAGCCACCAGTTAACTACTGATGGCTCTGATAACTCATGCAGGCGTCTCAGACGACCCACTGACACTACCGGTGAGTTTAACGATACCTTCCATTTGACTGGCTCACTTTTTATTGATGATGCCGGTGCATTTATCTCCAGCACCAGACTTTCTATCTCAACGCCATAC